TAATTTAAAGATATGCGTATCAAACGTTACGAAGCAGTTGAAATTAGCGTGCCTAGTGGATCTACACTAACACGATTTTATTTCCCTGACTTACCACAATTAAGAAACGCAAAGATAGAAGCAGTACAAGTTTATGTAGCTGGCGCAATTAGTGCAACGCCTTTAACTGGATCAACACCAGTTACACTTGCGGACGCTAAGAAGTCATTTTTAACTTTGTACCAGGGCGATCTACAATTAATTTATAATATCCCTTTAGTAGGTTTAATTGACATTAATGACGGCACAAGTCCTTATGTATTTCAATTACCTTCAATGAACGATATTGATATTAGTTGGACGAAGTCTTTTGTATCTTTGCCAACAGCGCTAGCGACTACTAACGTAGCGTATAGCTTTGGCGTTTATTACTACTTGTAAAATTTTATATTATGGCAGCGTTTAGGCCCGAAATATTTACTATTGATGAAGTCATAAATTTTTATGACGCAGCAGAAGGAAGCGAATATAAAATATTTGCTGGCGTTAACCCGACAGCACAATATTTAAGGTACAATTTTGTTGGCGAAAAAGAAATCGGACGCCAGGAACTTGTAAACGCACTAACACAGCTGCGTAATAATATAGAAAATTACAACCCGTATTTAATACAAGTTATTAGCGAAGGAAGTACTGGAAGGGGCAAGAAAAAAGAAAGTCCTGTCCTTACCAGTATTTCTTTTCAGCTAAATAGGCCGCAATCAATGATGCCAATGCAAGCAATGGGATCAATGGGAAGCCCCAGGACAGAAATGTTACTCGAAAAGTTAGTTGAACAAAACGCAATGTTAGCCAGTAGGATAGCAGCGATTGAAGCAATGGACGAACTGGAATGTGAAGAAGAAGAAGAAGCACCAAAAGGGCCGATTGATCAAATGTTAAGTAACCCACAGTTACAAGAGGCATTGATCGCTGGCGTAATGTCTTTAGTTAGCGGAATGATAACAAAAGGCGGACAGCCAACGGCAATAGCTGGAATAGACGACGAAGCAGAAGCAGTAGAAATTTTAAGATCATTAATGAGCAAAGGCGTAACAATAGATCATTTAAGAAAATTAAATGAAATGTCTAGCGCGAAACTTAGTTCGTTATTATTTATGTTGTAATGGCTAAAAGTAATTTTTTAAAAGACAATAGCAGCCTAATCATAGGACTTGTGGTTATTTATTTTGGATATACCAAAGTAATTAAACCGCTACTAGAAGGCGTGGGCTTATCTAAAAGTGAAGCAGAAATTGAAATCGAGCAGCAGACAAGCAACCCAAGCAGCCCCTGGAACCCGAACTTTTGGCGCAAAGGTGGCGCAACAATTATTACAAATAGCCAGGTACAAAAGTTTATTGATACAATCTGGAACGCACCAGGATATACTTTTGACGATTTTGACGCTGTTTTAGGCGTATTTAAACAGCTTAAAACAAAAAGCCAGGTAAGTTATCTAGCAGACAAATTTAACCAGGCTAAAGGTAAAGATCTATTAAACTGGCTGCAAGGTGGCGGGGTATTAAGTTGGCCCGCAGATCGCTTCAGCGCAGACCAGGTAAACCAGTTAATAAAATACGTTAACGGTTTAAAAAACTATTAATATGAAAACAAAGGGCAGTTTATTTATATTACTTTTATTAGCTGGCGTAATTGTTTACGCGGCTACTAAAAAAAGAAAAGGATCTATTGAAATAGGGCCGTTAAAAAGTGGCTTTAACCCAGAAGATATTTTAACAGACGAGGAAAAAACAATGTTTGAACTATGAAAAACAAAAATTTAATATTATTGCTAGCAGCGGGCGCAGCTTATTGGTATTTCTTTATGTACAAGAAAAAACAAGCAATGCCAATTAGCCAACCAGGAACGCCGGACGTACCAGGATCAAGCGCACCAGCACAAGTTCAAACACAGCCAACAGTAACAACCGAGGCTGTAACTATTATTGATCAATTAAAAAGTTTTAGCGAGCAACCAATGCGCACGCTAGAGCATAAGCAAGACGAAGTTTACCAAACATATTACGTTAACCAGGTTAATGGAGTTAAAAAAATGGGCGTACCGTTCACAATTTAATTTTCTTTTCACCTTTAATAAAAACACAATGGCCGATTTTAAAGTAACAGCGGATCTAGTAAAATACGACGTGAACTTTACAACGTATGACGTAAGCGGTTACGTTACTAGCGACTGTAATAGTATTTTATTTATCAATTATGGCACCAATGCCGTACAGATTGAAAACGTAACATTGCAACAAAACCAATCTTTACAAATTGAAGGTAACCAGGGCGAATACACAACGCGCCGATTTTTTGCAAATTTTATAAGTTCAGGCGGGTTTAATAACCTAGTAACTGTTAAGAAAAATTATATATTATAATGCCACAGATAGACTTATCGATGTTAAACCAAAGACAAACGCCAGCGTTTTACGCCGACGTTTTAGCCAATAGGCCCGCAGCTGGTTTTATTGGTAGGATCTTTGTGTCTACAAATACATATGCGTTTTATCGCGACAACGGTACAAGCTGGGATCTAATTGGTGGCCCTGGTACCGGTACAATTACCGGAAGCGGTGCAAATGGCCAAGTTTCTTTTTGGAATGGTGCTAGTACAATTACTGGCAGCAACGATCTATTTTGGGACGCTACAAATGGCCATTTAGGAGTTAATACTAATGTACCAGGTACAGCCCTGGACGTTCACCACGATCAACCGACAGTTGCAATACTTAATCAAACAGTAGCAACTAATGACGTAAGATTAGGTTTTCAAAATAACGGCGTAGGTTTATGGCGTATAGGTGCGTTTTATAACGCTGGTGCTAATGATTTTGGAATATACGACGCTGTCGCTGCAATTCAGCCAGTAACAGTTAAAAAGACAACGGGCCAGGTATTAATTGGAACGTCCACGGTAGGATCTGGAAAATTAGTGGTAGCTAGTGCAACTAGCGACAATGGTATACAGATCGTAGGTGCAACAGCGCCAAGCCTTCGTATTGATAGCGCAGAAACCGCACCAACCAAAAGAATTGGTTTAGGTATTGCAACTGCATTAAATAATTTTATCCAGGGTGCAGTTGATAGGGATATGACTATTTTTAACGGTAGTACAACAGCAAGCCCTATTTTATTTGGTATTTATGACACTACAAACGTCCAAGAAGCAGCTAGAATTTCAGCGGCACGCAATTTTATTGTAGGAAAAACGACAGACAGCGGGGAACGTTTACAGATCCAGGGAACTGCAAACTTTTCTAGCACAGTAAAAGCTGGAAGTTTTGACGTACCTAATGGTAACTATTTTAGGGCGCAACAAAATAGCGGCGGTACTTATCAAGTGGCGCTAGGTTATTTAGTTGGCACTAATGATCTGTTATTAAATTTTTCTGACAATTTAAGAATTAAAAGTTTATTAGGTAGTGATTTAATGACAATAACAAGCGCTGGAAATGTAGGTATAGGTAATACAAGTCCAAGTGGTTCTTTTCAAGTAAGTAATAATGGATATGCAATTTTTAATAATTCATCTTATTTACAAACACCTTCAAATACAGGTTTATCTTTTGGTTGGAATAGAAGTGGTGGTAATGGGGAAGCATCTCTAATTTGGGGAAGTCCTGCAAGTACATATAAATTTGAAATATGCTCTTATGCAAGTTCAACAATTACACCAAGATTAACTATTGATACTACCGGACTCGTCGGAATTGGTACAAGCTCACCTACATCATTATTTCACGTTCAGTCAATTTCACAAATTAGAGGAAGATTTTATTCAACTGGTGCAGCATCATTTTTAGACATTGAAAATGCCAGTGGTAGTTTTTATGTTGGAAAAGATAATTCAACGGGTGGTGATTTTGGAGTAGGTGCTTATGCAAGTGTTATTTGGAACGCACAAAGTTATCCTATTGTAATAGCTACAAATAACACAGAACGTTTAAGGGTTACTGCATCAACCGGAAACCTACTAATCGGCACAACAACAGACAACGGGGCAAAATTACAAGTTATTGGTAATATTTATAGCAGAACACAAACTATTGAAAATACCACAAATGGTATTGCTCAAACAGAAATTGTTTCGAATAGAGTAAATAGTCAGGGTGATGCTTGGTGGAATTCATATACAAGAAGTATTTTAGCAACTGGATCTGGAACAAAATTAAATATACCTTTTATTAGTCAGGGAAATTTAAACATAGTAACTGTTGCAAGAGTTACAGTATGTAGTGCTGATTATAACAGTGCTTTTGGTGGAAGTGCAGAGTTTACATTTTCAGTCGGTAGTTTAAATGCTTTAACAAATTTAACAATATTATCGAGTGGCGGAGCATATTCAAGCGCAACAACAAGCGGAATGAATGTTGTTGTAACTTTATCTGGTGGCTTTACTGCTGCTTATGTAGTGATTGAATATTTAACACCAGTACCGTCATATTCTATTGACTTAGGAAATATAACTTTAACATCATAATAAAATAATATGAAACAAATAGTACCTTTTACAATTTGGGTAAACGGACAGCAACAAACAGCAACCGTTTTTAACCTAATTATCATTAACGACAATTTATTAAACAGTGCAACGTTTTACTGGCAGTTATTAGATAGCGCAGAAGGTAAACTTGCAGACGGAAATTTAACAATGGGCGAGCCGCAATACGATCAATGGGGTACATCAAGCGACGTTAACCAGTGGGCTTATGAATGGGCCGCAACGCAGTTAAATATTACACTAGCTTAATTAATCTTTAAATATTAAACAATGGAAACCAAACAAGCACTTGCAATTTTAAAACAAATTTTAGACGCAGCTAGCAAAAGCGGACTTTTTGAAAATTTAACGGCAGCAATGACAGCGGCCGACGCATATAACGCAGTAGCTAAAGAAATATTAAAAGACGAAAACAATGGCGACGGATCTGTTATTTAGTATTATTATTTTTGTAGCCGCTGGCGGTGGTTTTTATTTCACCACTAAAAATAGATTAGATAAGATTGAAAGTGATCTATCTAAACACAACAATACTAATACAGAAATATTAGACCGTTTAGCGCGCATTGAAACAAAACTTGATTTTGTAACTAAAATGTAATTTATGTTTAAGAACTGGAAAACATCTTTATTCGGACTAGGTGCAGTAATTACTGGAGTAGCTACTGTATTAAAAGGCGACGTGCCAACTGGTATTACAGCTATTTTAAGCGGCCTAGGACTATTTGCAGCCAAAGACGGCGACATCAACCTAAATAACCGTCCATAATGACAACCCAGGCTAAAAAATACCTGGTTATTGGAATTGTGGCGTTAATCTTTTTAAGCAGTACAATGGCAATAGGGGCAAAGGCCGAGGAACTTATTAAAAAGTTTGAAGCCGACGACATAAATAAGTACTTAGATGCGTACATAGATCCGGTAGGTATACCTACAATCGGTTACGGATCTACATACAATTACGACGCTAAACGAAAAGTGCAGCTTGGTGATAGTATTACCCAGGCAAAGGCGGTGGAATGGCTAAGAAAAGAAACAAAAGCTATTGTGCCACAGATCAAAGCCCTGGTTAAAGTACCTATAAACCAAAACCAGTTAGATAGTTTAACCAGTTTTGTGTACAATGTAGGAATTGGAAACTTTAAAAATAGCACTTTATTAAGGTTATTAAATAGCGGCGCACCTAAAGCAGAAGTTGCGGCCCAGTTTGATCGCTGGAATAAAGGCACAGTAAACGGCCAAAAGGTAGTTTTACCTGGGCTTACAAGACGCAGAAACGAGGAAAAAGCGCTATTTTTAGCATAATTCGGCAAGTTTGGTAGATAAATAAAGCAAAGTTTAGTAGAGAGAGCCTGGTATGTCTATACCGGGCTTTTTTACGTCCATACAAAAATAAATTTGGTGGTTTAAACGTTTTTACTATAATTTTACCAAAGACAAACAAAACCCTAATATATGCACCTAAAAACCGACAGTAAGATCCTGGGCGAAATAGCCAGCTTACAGCACAAAATTTTGCGCCTAGAAGCACTGCGCGCACTTTCACCGTACGAACAATGTACGTTTTTTTTCTATTCTAGTTCTGGTAAGTTTTTATCCTTAAATGAAAACGATTTGCCCTTCGATCTTTGTTTTGAAATAAGGATCCTAATAGACGCGGCCCTGGAACATTACCAGCACGAAATAAAAAGACTAGAAAATAGTTTTCAATGCGACGTAAACTAATAAGATTAGCTGCAATAATATTTTTTATTGCAGTAAGCGTACCAGTATGTCTATTAACATACAGCGGCGCTTATATACTTTTTTACCTTTTTAAATTTTATAATTTATTAAAACCAAACAAATGAAAAACGAGTATTTAAAGGATCTAGCCGACGGCTTCGGATCAATGAACAAAGTTGAAAACAAAAAAAACGAAAAGCAACCCGATTACCAGGGCTATTTTAAAGCAGACGGCAAACTGTATGAAGTTGCTGGCTGGGTAAAGATTAGCAAAGCTAACAACAAATACCTTTCTATTGCAGTAAAGGAGTTTACAGAAAAACAACCTAATAACGAACTTTAAAAACTACACAAATGGAAGATGTAATAAAATTATTAGAAGATCAAATTAAAAAAATTGATTTAGAAATAGAACATAATGATCAATTAATATATAATCATTATCAATTAAAAAAAACATTAGAAATGCATAATGAACATTATGCAACAAAAAGAACACAAATTTTAGACGCTATTGCACAATTAGCTTTAACAAATTAAAAAATAGATAAATGGAAACAGTTATTAATTTAGAAAAATGGTTAAGAATTAAATTAGATCACCATGACCAGTATTTAATGTCAGAACTAACAACCGATGATGTAAGAGATTGGATAGATTTGTATAATGATTTAATTAACAGAGGATTTCAAATAACACAAATACAGACAAATGATTGAATTACCAACAGACAAAGGCACAATATATTGTGAACTTATTACTATCCAGGACACGCCTTTTATTTTTTTTAGTACCCTAGAGGACGTACAAATAGCAATAACTTGCGTTTATCCAGTTAGATACTATTCTATTGAAACAGCTTTAAACGAATTTATAAACCACACAAAAAAAACTTATGAAAGTAGAAAAAAATAGCCCAGCTTTTCCGTGTATGCCGGCCCAGGATCAATTTGGCAGAATTTACGCACCAATACCAGGTATGACTAAATATGAACACGTTTTGTTACAGATCCTTTGCGCTAAAGAAATGCAAAACAATCATAGTAAAATAGGCCTTTCTACACTTTTAAGAGAGTGCGAAACTTTAGCAAACGAATATTTTTTAACCCTAGAAAAAATAGAAAATGAAAAAGAAAATAGCCCAGTTATTTCAATTCAGTAACAACCAGCAAGCTGTAATAGCCCTAATTATTGCAGCTATATTAACCGCTTTTTTACAAAGTATATAATGGTAGAAGGACAAAACAAATTAACTTTAGAAGAAAAACTAGCCGCACGAAAATTTAAACCTGACTATATCCCCCCACAAAGCCAGGTAGTCTTTACAGTTCAAAATAAGCCCATAGGAGTTTTACAAAATTTCATAGTAATATCGGGCTTACCAAAAACAGCTAAAAGTACTATATTATCGGCCGCAATCGCTAGCGCTTTCCAACCTGGTGAAGTATTTTCAATGAAATTTACTTTCCCGGAAGGAAGGCGCAGAATTGCGTATTTTGACACCGAGAGCAGCGACTACGACTTTTATAGACAAGTTAACAGAATTAAACAATTTAGCAACTTAAACAATTTACCGCCCTGGTGCGACTGCTTTACAGTGCGCGAGGACGGCCCAGGTGAAATAAGGGCCTTAATTGTTAATTATTTAGAAAATAACCCTGATTGTCCGGTTATCATAATTGACGGCCTTTTGGATCTTATTTTCGACTATAATAGCGAAATAGAAAGCCGCAAGCTAGTGAACTGGTTTAAACGTTTAACAAAGGTATATAACTGTTTATTTGTAGGCGTACTTCACCAGGGCAAAGGCCTGGGCGCGCAGACATTAGGACACCTAGGATCTAATTGTGATCGCTGGGCTTCTAGCACGCTTGAAATGGTAAAAGACAAAGACAAAAAAACTTTTACTTTACAGCCTAGATTTTTAAGGAGTTCAGAAGATTTTGATCCAGTTGTGTTAATGAACATTGGGGGCAACTGGCAGCAAGTATCTATTGAAGGTGAAAGCAAAAAGCCTGAAATTAAGCACCCAAAACAATTTACTGAACTAGACCACAAAAATATAATAAACCAGCTTATTTACGGCCCTATTGCTTATAAGGATCTAATTGCAGACATACAAGAGCAACACGCAAAAGGTATGAACTGGGCCAAACAATTATGCAAAATTTGGATCGATAAAAAATATATTTATAAAAACGAAGAAAATTTATATGCGAAAAGATACTAAACGCTTCATAGCTTATATGTTAATGCACAAACATTTTAAACTTGTAAAGAAGGGCGCCAACTGGCGTATAGAGTACAACGGACAGTTATTACAGCCCGAGGACGTAGAATTTTTAAAGTTAATTGCAAAAAAAAGCGGCCAAAAATTTGACCGCCTGGACAAAACAATTAACCCTAATTAACTGCTTATTTTCCTTTCACGACAAAGATATATAAAAATGGAATATTACACAGCAATTATTTTTTTTGAGGATCACAAAGAAATAACACCAAAAAAATACCGGAATATAAACCGAGTTGAAAACTTTATTGATTTTGCCCGCAAAGTTGGCGGACATTATGTAAATTTATACGAGAAACGAACGAAAAGATTTTATTGCCGCGTCTGGTTGAACAATTAAAAAACAGCAGCAACCCAGCACGCCGCCAAAAGACCAGCCTAGTGCTGGTTTTTTTGTGCCTGGTATGTATCGCTTAAAAAGTGGTTTAAAATAAAGGTGAAAAGAAAATAATTTAAACCGGTTTAAGTGGTTTAAAATAGGTGGTTTAATTTTTATCTTTTTACCAGAGGTACAAAGATAATAAATTTTAAACTAAAAGTTTAACCAACACACACTATTTTTAAAAAAAAGTTTTTTTGAGGAATTTTCAGGTAATTTTCGTAACTTTGTAAGGTATGGCAGCTAAAAAATGGGTGGGCGTCCTACTGGGAGCCGCAGCAATTTGGTGGATCTATGGAAAATACCGTTTTAGTCAGGGGGTTAGCTTCCTAATTACTAAAATTGGTATTGGCGGCAGCTTTTTAAACCCAGAAATCAATTTGGACGTAACTATTTACAACCCGACCAATATTTCAACGACAATTTCAAATATTAATGCAGAACTATTTTTGGCTAGTGGCCAAAAGGTAGCAGATGTATTTTATAACCAAAAAACGGATATTAAAGCAAACAGCCAGGTAGTATTGCCGCTGCAAGCTGTTACGACGTTTAGCGGTGCTGTAAATGCAATTAGTGAGGTAATTAGAACAAAATCGGCCAATTTTAAATTGACTGGAACGGCAGCAGTTGACGGGATCTATTTACCTTTTGACATAAACTATAATTTTTACAATGGTTAGTAAAAGCGCAGTATTAAAAAAGCTGGCGCCTTTTAATAACTATAAAAAGGTAGTTAGTTCGGATCAAACAGTTACCGACATTATAGACGGAATTGTAGACACACATTACCAGTGGCAGAAGGAATACGATAAAATAAGCGATTATTTTGTTGGTGAAAGTGAACTTGAAACAGCGCGTAATATTTGGAACTTTTTAAAATCTAACGTTCCATATTACATTGAAAGCACCAGTAATCAAACACTACGAAGCCCAAGCGCTATTGTAGCAATGCCAGGGGACTGTAAAAGTTACGCTTTATTTGCAAATGGGGTTTTGGATAGCTTAAACAGAAAAGGCATTTTACAAGTGCCACTAGCGTTTAGGTTTGCGGGATATAAAGACAGTACCAGGGAGCCGCAGCACGTTTTTGCTGTTATGTATCCTGGAACTAAAAACGAAATTTGGATCGATCCAGTGTTGGCTAGATTTAACGAAAAAAGACAACCTAGTTTTTACAAAGATAAAAAAATAAAAATGGCACTAATTGCTTTAAGCGGCGTAGGTTACACATCAACCGACAAACGCGCAGAAATGGAAGCGTATAGGGATAAACTTGTAAGGGATCGCGACAGACTTTTACAAGCTGGCGTAATTACACCAGGATCCAGCAAAGAGTTGCAATATAAAGTTGCAATAAATAAAGTTACTGTTGCACTTCAGGATCTACCTAGTATTGGTAATATTTTTGACACGCTTAAAAGTTTTACCGATACTGGTAAAGCAGCAGCAAGCGCAGCTAACCCGGTTAACATTGCTTTTGACGCAGTAAGTAGCTTAGTAAACTTATTTGCTAATAAGCCTAACCCAAACGACTGGCAAGGCTGGGACGCTAGCGACGTACGTATTAAAGCGCCAAAAGGTACTAATGCAATTAACTGGATCATCAACGACGGAGACAGCGTACAAAATGAAGCCTTAAATTTAGTTAGATATATTCAGGCAAACGGTACTGGTAACATTTTAGGACGTTCAACATGGTTTAACAGAACTATCACTATTGAAGATTTAGCTGACAAATTAAGCCGCGGCGGTTATGGCCAGGAAGCTGCTCAATTAGTACAACAATCAAAAGGAACTTTTGACGTACCAGGTACACAAAAAGCTGGTATGAATATTTTTGTAACACTAGGAATTGTGGGCGCTGGTATTTTCTTACTTTCAAAAATGAAAAAATAATGACCGCAGCACAGAAAACAGCAAAGGCCAATTTTAAAAAGGCTATTGAATACAGAAAAAAAACTGGCGTTTCTTTAAAAGAAGCGTTTGCGCACGTTTACGGTAAAAAAGTAGGCGCAGCACCTAAGAAAAAAGCAACAAAGAAAGCAGCACCTAAAAAGGCAGAAAAGAAAGTTGTAAAGAAGTCAGCACCTAAAAAGGCGGCTAAAAAAGTTGTTAAGAAGGTAGCAAAAAAAGCAGCACCTAAAAAATCTGTAAGTTTACATAAAGACACTAAAAGCCATAACGTTAATATTCGCGTAATGTCTGGAATGGAAAGCGTAGCTATTGGTAATGTTAAATATTTATTTGAACAAATAAGAAAAGCAGAAGGCCAATTTCAAATTTTAAAAGATCGTAAAAAAAGGGATAAAAAATTAGTAGGTTTTGACGCTAAATTATTTCAAAGATACCCTGGTTATATTAGATCCTTAAAAAAGCAGTTAAGCGAAGCAAAAAAGAATATCAAATAAAATGTACAAAATTTCTTTATATACTAAAAGAAAGGCAAAAGCGTTAAATGTAATTGTCTTACCTAGTGAAAAGAAAAACAAAAAAATAGATGTTTATGATGTTTACGGCAATTTGTTAGCAAGTGTGGGTGATCCTAACTATTTAGATTATCCTACATTTTTAAGATATTGCGGTAAAAAAATAGCAGACGAAAAAAGAAAACTTTATAAAATAAGACACCAGAAAGATAGAAAGGTAAAAGGATCCCCAGGGTTTTACGCCGATCAATTACTCTGGTAAATTAAATACTTCACAATAATTTAAAAACAAAAAAAATGCGTAGAAGAAAAGCAAAAAAGGCAACACACAGACGTCGCAGAATGTCTGGTATTGGCAAAGTAGGCGGCGCAGCTTCATCATTACTTTATACAGTAGCGGGAGCAGCAGCAGCACAGTTAGTTGGTAAAGTTTTACCAGCAGCAACAAATGACAAGATCAAAGCAGCAGTTCCAGTTGCAGTTGGTTTGTTCTTACCTAAGTTTGTAAAAGGAGCAGCTGGCCAGGGCCTAGCGGCTGGAATGATCGCCGTAGGTGGTTTAAAACTTGTACAATCTTTTGGAGTATTAAACGGTATCGGTGCGTTAGCTAGTGATGTAAATTACAAAGCGCCACAAATCGCCGCTTATTACAACCGCGAAGGTTTAGTTGACAAAAGCTATATGACGCCGTCAATAGCTGGCCTGGACGAAGAAGGCTGTTAATTATTTTCTTTTCACCTTTATTAAAAAAATAAAAAACTTATAACAATGGCTACACAAATGGGCAGTAGAATGGTTTTCGAAAATGCGAAAACCCTCGTGCGCAGTTTAGGTTATTCAGTAGAACACGCTAAATTGACGCAGTCATATATCCGCAGTGAAGTTGCTCTAAGCACTTCTATTGCAAATTATCATATCCCAGTATTGGTTAACGATAACCAAAATGCTTCTGGGCCGAGAGTAAACGAAAAGCGCTTGAATTTACAAGACATTTTTGTAACAACAGAAATTGGCGTATTTATCGGAGTTGGTACTTCAACTAACACAGCAGCTAAATTGTATACTTATCCAAATGCTACTGTTTTTACTTCAGCAACAGACGACGATCTTTGGAGTATTTACAACGGTTATTTAAACCTTACAATCAATAACGAGCAATTATTACCAGCTTGGGACGTAATTCGCCATTATTTTGTACCACAAACACAACAAAGCGCAAGCACTACCGATCAGTGGGCTGCTAGCAGCGACGGTTTCTACCCAGTAGAGCCAGGTATCGTAATGAACGGTGCGGCAAACATCAATTTCCAGTTAACTGCAAATGGTGCGCCAGCAACTGTTTTAGCTAATAGCTTCATCGCTGTTATCCAACGCGGTATCTTATGTCAAAACGTTACTACTGTTAAATAGTATTGACAATATGTGCCTGGCGGGCCTTAAACGCCGCCGCCGGCCGTCGGACATTACGGCCAACTTTTTTAATTTTATTAATTTAAAGATATGCGTATCAAACGTTACGAAGCAGTTGAAATTAGCGTGCCTAGTGGATCTACACTAACACGATTTTATTTCCCTGACTTACCACAATTAAGAAACGCAAAGATAGAAGCAGTAC